ATGGTAGACTATTAACACTGAAGTCTATTATAGACAATGCCACAGATAACAAAGTAAAAATTCAAGTAAAGGCAAAAATGTTATGAGAAAATTAGCAGAATGGTTAGATATATGTAAAGAACACTGGAAAGAAATTTTTGCATTATCTTTCGGATTTCATTTGCTTACAGACTGGATTGTGTTTCTAGCAGGTTACATGTTAGGTAAAATCACATGAAGTTGTTTGTGAATGGTTGTAGTTTTAGTGCTGGGCACGATGATGTACACACTGAATCCGGAAAATTGGCTTCCCCCGGCGATTATGTTTGGGCAAATACAATCAAAGATAATTTCGATCAAGTAACTAATTTGTCTATTGCGGGGTCTAGTAACGATAGAATTGTGCGAACCACAATTGACTATTTTGAGCATAATAGTTCACAAGATATAATAGCAGTTATACAGTGGACATCGCCTTTTAGATTCGAACAATATGTACCTACATTTAAAAACTGGATACAGTTCTGCAATATCACAGACCCCCAAGGTTGTGCTATTCATTGTGATGATGGAAAAGTTTTAGAAAAGATATTAAAATCTAAATGGTCAGGTTATTTCCAATCCATAGTAAAAGATCAAATAGATATAACCAGATCTGTAAACGACTATGTTATTAAATATATCAAAAATATTTTAGTACTAGAGTGCTTTTTAAATTTAAAAGGTATTCCTTATGTTTTTACATCAATGTCATCTAACACACATGTTCCTAATATGTCTGGTTCCACAGAGTTTGAACAAAATTTAATGTCCCAGACAGATTTATCTAAATGGACATCTAAACCTTTATCGAGTTATGCGGGTAAAAATGTGATCAGTGAAACTGACACTCATCCTAACCATCAAGGACATGCAGATATTGGCAAAATGCTTCTAAATAAAATACAGGAAAATTCAAAATGAATCTACTTGTAAATGGTTGTAGTTATAGTTTTGGAATTAATAAAACATTGGATCACTATGTTTATTCCAACCAATTGGCAGAAAATTTTGACAGTGTACACAATATTTCATTGGCAGGAAAAAGCAATGACAGAATTGTGCGAACCACATTGGATTTTTGCAAAACAAATAACATGAATGATTTTTATGTGATAATTCAATGGACAAGCCCTTATAGAAATGAATTGTTCAATGAAAAAACCAGTCAATGGTTAGCATACAACACAAACTTAAATACGCCAACAGGTAAACTCAAAGACACAAATAAAAAATATATTTTTGTTGATGTTAATATGGAAGATCAACAAGCAATGAAAATAATAGATGAATCAGATTACAGTGAAGAGTTTGCTAGATGTATGGATAACGAAATACGTTATATGAGATCCATTAATGATTTTTATGTGGATTTTTATAAAAATGTTATTATATTGCAAGACTATTTTGAAAAACACAATATTAAATATCTATTTTCGGGTATGGCAGACGACAGTTTCCCCATAAAAAACAGTTATCAAAAAATGATTTACAATGATCTAAGCACATACACCAGTTTAGAAAAACATCTTAAAGATATGATTATTACAAACAAATGGTCTAAAAAACATTTTGCAGAAATGATGCAGTCTAATACTGTTAGCCAAAATGATGGTCACCCAAACGAAAAAGGACATAAATTAATAGCACAGGCTCTTTATACGGACCTAATGGAAATATATGGATAAGCAAGAATACACAGAAGAAATACAAGAACTTTTTTTGCGTTTTATAATCAGCGACCCTGAACTGTTTGTAAGGGTTAATAACATTGTTGAACCTTATATGTTCAATAGAAAGTTTCAATCCACGGTTGAGTTTTTGAAAGAACACACAACCAAGTACAACAAAATACCAACCATTGATCAAATCAGTGCTGTAACAAGTGTAGAATTAGAAAGAGTAGATGGTATTACAGACAATCATACAGAATGGTTTTTAGATAGTTTTGAAAGATTCTGTAGACACAAAGCATTGGAAAAAGCAATACTAGACAGCACTGACTTGTTGGAAAAACAAGATTATGGTGCAGTGGAAAACAAAATCAAACAAGCCAGTCAAGTAGGTCTTGTAAAAGATCTAGGTTTAGACTATTTTGAAAATCCAAAAGAAAGATTACAATGGATAAAAAACCAAGCAGGTGCGACACCAACAGGTTGGAAAATGTTCGACCAAAAACTATACGGTGGTCTTAACAGAGGCGAAATAACAATATTCGCAGGAGGCTCAGGGGCAGGTAAGAGTTTGTTCTTGCAAAATTTGGGCGTAAACTGGAGTTTAGCAGGACTTAATGTTGTTTATGTCAGTTTAGAATTGAGTGAGCAGTTGATCAGTATGCGTCTAGATGCAATGGTCAGTGGATTTGGCACCAAAGAGATCATGAAGAATATGGATGATGTAGATCTCAAAGTTCGAATGAAAGGCAAAGGCTCTGGTAAGTTTAGAGTAAAACAGATGCCTAACGGAGTTAATGTTAATGATATTAGAGCATTTATTAGAGAATATGAAATCAACAGTGATGTAAAAGTAGATGCACTATTGGTAGATTATTTAGATTTGATGATGCCGATCAGTGCAAGAGTAAGTCCAGGAGATTTGTTTATCAAAGACAAATATGTGTCTGAAGAATTGCGTAACTTAGCAGTTGAAAAAGGACTACTGTTGGTTACAGCATCACAATTAAACAGAGGTGCAGTGGAAGAAATAGAATTTGACCACCATCATATTGCAGGCGGTATCAGTAAAATACAAACAGCAGATAATGTAGTAGGTATCTTTACATCAAATGCAATGCGTGAACGTGGCAGATATCAAATACAGTTTATGAAAACACGTTCTAGCAGTGGCGTAGGCAGTAAAGTTGATTTAAAATTTAATCCTGACACCCTTAGAGTAGAAGATTTAGAAGAAGGTGACGAAGATGCATTGACAGTGACAACTTCTAGCCTTGTAGACCAATTAAAAAGATCTAACAGTATTAAAGCAAAAGACAATGATGCTAAAAGCACAGTGACTCAAGCATTAAACATTAGAGAATTTATGAAAAAAAATGATATCTAGATGATAAATATGTGTAACAAGGAAACATGCCAGTGAAAAAAACAAGAAGTATACTAGAAGAGTTAAATTCTATCAGTATTGATAGAAGTAAACACCATGTTCTAGAGAATCGTGTTGAACATTTAGTTACCAGTGCATCTAATATCATCAAAAGTTTGTATGAAATGTATGATGAAGAAATAGCATTAGATTTAGAAAGAAGACTGATTAACAGTGTTAAAAGCGGTGATCACAAGAAATTTTCACGAGGCATAAAGAAAATTGTAAAAGAGAGCACCGATGAGATTTCAAGAGATTAACGAAGCACCGCAAAGTAGGGCAAAACAACAGTTTCTAAAAAACAAACAAAAGCGAAACTTTCAGCAAGGTGCTGTTCAATCTATGGGCAGAATTGCTCAAATGGCAAGGCAAAAAGCCGCTACTAGAGATTATCAATCATCGGAAATAAAATTACCAGACGGTAGAACTTTTAGTAATTCCGCACAGGGTTGGATTGAAATTGATCCAAAAACCAAGCAACCAGCACAAGGTGCTGTTCATTTAAGCCCAACATCTAGCCAAGCAAAACAATTAGACAAATATTATGCTAATAAAGGTCAAGAACCACAAGGTTTTGTTGATAAATTAAAAACTAAGTTTAACAAAGCAATTGGCGGTGAACTTGCAACTAGTACTAAAGCAGATCCAAATGCCAGTGTGTGGAAGAGAACAGGTGCCACAGCAGGTGCAGGTGTTGGTAGAGCATTAGGCAATCTAATAAGAAGTAAACCTCAACTTGATCAACCTACTGATAAGAAAGCAGTGCCAAATATAGCAACACCAGAATTGAAAGCAATTCAATCAAAAGTTATGGCTGGTGACGAACAAGCGGCACAGCAATTTGTTAATAGACTATCTCAAATGAAAAGTCAAAATATTGACATCAGTAACTATGCCGCAACATTGCCTGCAATGTTAAAAAGAACTAAAATGAACAAACAAAGTCCTGCTTATCAACAACTTGTTAAAGTAGCACGAAGTATGAGCAGAGAATCATTTGAACATGTGAATAGAGTATTGGAACATGCTGGTATTACATGGGAACAACTAGGATATAAAGTTTTAATATCTGAATCTAATACTGAAATTGTTTTAATTCCTCAAAAAGATTTAGAGTTATTTGAATACAAAGTATTAGCAGGAGTGTAAAGTGAAATTTTTAGAAATTTCTAAGCCTTTAGTTATCCAACTACTTTCAGAAAGTGTATTATTGGAAGCCAAAGAAGGTAAAAACACTCATCTTGAACACTTAGAAGATAATATTTTTAACAAAGGATTTGCAGGTGCCAAAGAAGCAGTAAACTATCTATACAGTTTACATGAAATGCTAGAAGGAAACAGCAAAGCACCTATCAGTATGACCACCAAGTGGGACGGTGCTCCTGCTATTATTGCAGGCAAAGATCCACAAACTGGTAAATTTTTTGTGGGCACAAAAGGTGTGTTTGCACAAAAACCTAAACTGAACTTTACTCCTCAAGACATTGAAAGCAATCATGCTGATGTAGGTGATAAAGATGCTAGTGGTTTAAGAGATAAATTAAAATTAGCATTAAAGTTTTTAAGTAGACTACAATGGGACACAGTTGCACAAGGCGATATGCTGTTTGCTGGTCCTGAAGATAAAAAAGAAGTTGTTATAGACGGTAAATCTCACATTGTATTCAAACCAAACACAATCACATATGCTGTACCAAAAGACAGCGAGTTAGGTAAACAAATTCAAAATGCAGGATTTGGCATTGTGTGGCACACAGAATATGTTGGCGGCCCAACATTAGCAGACACAACTGCTAAATTTGGTTTTGACAGCAGTGTATTAGGTGATGCAAGTGGCGTTTGGCACAGAGATGCAAGAATCAAAGATCTCAGCGGTACTGTAACATTCACAGCAGAAGAAAGTGCAGACATAATGCAAGCAATACAAGATGCAAACAACTATTTGCAAAGTATAGACGCTGACACATTCAGTTGGTTAGAAAAAGGCACTGATTTAATAGGAAAAGATTTCTTACAACAATTAAAAGCACATGCAAACAATCAAGTACGTCAAGGATCATTTGATGAGCCTACAAAATTTGCACAAGGGTTTGTACAAAAATATATAGATTTCATGACAAAAGAAATTGACAAAGTTAAATCACAAGCCGCAATAGATAGAAAAACCCAGACCATGGTACAAGGTGTGAAATTTATCAAAGAACATGTACCCAGTATTGTTGCTGTGTATGATTTGTATTTAAAAATTATAGAAGCAAAAGTTAAAATTGTTAAAAAATTAGAACAAATTAGACAAATAGGAACTTTTATACAAACAGATAAAGGATTTGAAGTAACAGGTGAAGAAGGATTTGTTGCTGTGGACAGAATAGGTGGCGCCTTAAAACTGGTAGATAGATTAGAATTCAGTAGATTAAATTTTGGTTCAGGTAAACCAGGAGCATAATGGAACTACAACTTATAAATCAAGAATTAGCAGAAAGTAGACTATTTAGATTTACTGGCAGTTTTAGTAAATTAAGTGGTAAGGACATTGCCGATTTGTTTTATCTACAAACATTGTCTACTTATATGTTTTTACAAGATTCGAAACAACAAGATTATGCAATCGCATATGCTACCAAAACAGTTCAGTATGGTCCTTATGCAGTGTTTAGAACATCTGCTACAGATTTATATCTATTGGCATTTACTATAGATCATCCAGATTATGCTGGATTAAAAATATCTGGTAGCGATAGATCATTTTTAAAATCCCTCAGTTTCCAAAACAGAAAACATTACATGTTTATGCAGAGAATAGCAAGAAATGAAGTCAGTGTCAGTGACGCAACAACATTTTTGTTTAGACTTGAAACCCAATTAAAAATATCAAATCCTATATTCAAGCAGATGAGAAGACTGATATGCCAATGGGATAACTTAAAATATTCTCAAAAGCAAATGGTAATCAGTAAAATAATTCAACACATGAGAGTCAAAGGTGTAGGCAGTGAAGTGTTCTCACATGTTAATGCTATGAGTACACGAAGAGAACTTAAACCTTTACCACAAAAATCAGACACACTAAAACGTGCGGCGGCAACAGCAATTGGAGCCTATGCAGGAAGTAAAGTTCTTCCCAAACTTACCAAGGGTAAACTTGGCTCAGTAAGCGGTGCAGGAATTGGTGCAGTGGCTGGCTATTGGGCAAGTGGTCGCAAAAAGGTATAAATACAATTATGCTGATCAACGACATTATTATCGAAGCCTCCCCAGACGTTAAAGAAATACAACGTTTTGATAGAGCTATGCAAAATTGGCTAGGAACTTCTGGTCAATATTTTGATTCGGCGGCAAAATCATATGTAGCAAGCCGAGGTAAAGCAATTTTTGGCAAGGGTGGTGTAAGTCCAACAGATGCTATTTCAATGGCATTAGAAGAATACAAAAATAAAAAGCAAAACACAAAACAAAAACAAAAAAAATCTCCTAATGCTAAAATGACATACGGTGATGATAACAAAAAAACAGTTGATGTGCAACCTCAAAAAGGTCAAGCAGGTTGGACAGACAGAACACACGGTCATTTGCGTACCGGAGGTAAAGTATCTGATAGAATAAAACGTGCAGTAGGACCTGCTACACCAGATCTTAAATCCATGGACACAGCAGTAGGTAGTGGCATGGATATTGGCGCCAATATAGCAGATAAGTTCGACAAATTGATGAAAATGGGCGATTTATACCGTAGATCACGTAGATAATACACATATTATTGTTTTCAAAACCCAATAAAATCCGTAATTTTGTATAAATAAAAGTAACCAGAGCATGTTCATGTAACTGAATAGGTGGTAGTTTAAAGACTACGAACATGCAAAAGACCAGATTAGGAGATTAAAATGGCATTAACAAGAGCAAACGGTGCAGTAGAAGAAGGACAATTACTTGTCGGTTCTTTAACACACCTTATCGTAGACGAAGTAGACGGTTCTGATGACATCAGCAACTTTGGTTTCACAGCAGGCGCGGCTGATCCAGGTGAGAAAGTATTACAAGCAATCGCTTTACATGCAACACCAGTAATCCTTAACTCTGCAAACGCAAGAGTTATGTACGTGGCAGTTGAAG